GGCGCGCCGCCGGGCATTGAGGTGCTGATCTATGGCGAGATTGGCGAGTGGGGCATCACCAGTGCGGATTTCATGCGCGACCTGAATGCCGTTGACGATGGGGTTTCGCCGATTGTGGTCGGCTTTGACACCATAGGCGGCGACCTGATGGACGGCATCGCCATCCATAACGGACTGGCCCGTCTGGGCGAGCGCTGCACGGCGCGCATCGATGGCGCCTGTTACAGCTCCGGCAGCGTCGCCGCCTGTGGCGCGCACCGGGTAGTCATGGCCGCCAACGGCCTGTTTATGATCCACAACCCCTGGGCAGTCGCCTCTGGCGACAGCGCCGCCTTGCGCGCCGTTGCCGACATCATGGACAAGGCGCTCGAAGGCATCGTCGCCAGCTACCTGCGCCGCACCCTGGTCATCGACGAAACCGAACTGCGCCGCATGATCGCCAGCACCACCTGGCTGACCGCCCCGGAAGCCCTGGCCGCCGGGTTTGTCGACGAGGTCACCGCCGGCGTGAAGCTGCAGGCCAGCCACGGCCGCGCAAAGATCCTCAACCGCTACCAGCACACCCCACAGGCGGCGCTGGACCTGATCAATAAACCCGAGCCCGAACCAGCTCCCGAGCCGGCCCCCGAACCGGTTCCGATCGTCGAGCCAGAACCCGCGCCAACCCCAATCAAAGAACCGCCCGCCGATCCCGTTGCCCTGGCCGAGCAGCTCACCAACGATTGCCAGGCCGCCGGCCTGGCCAACGTCACGGCGGTGCTGATCAAAGCCAGCGGCCTGAAAAGCCAGGCAGCCATCAACGCCCACCTGATCCGTGCCAAAGCAGTGCGCGACCTGTGCGTGTTGGCCAAGTTGCCAGACGAAGCGCTCGGGCTGATCAGCGCCGGCCTGGACGCCGACGCCGCACGGGTAAAGCTGTTCGACAAGATCGTCGAGGCCAGCAACAAGGTCAGCATCAGCAACAAACCACCCTTGCCGGATGACCAGCCGGCGCCCACCCGCAACGCGGTCGACCCCGGCGCCATCTACGCCAGCCGCAAACCCCAAGCCTCGAAAGGAGCGCATAAATGAGCATCAAAACCGAAGGCGTCCACGCCGGTGAGTTCCTCCTTTCGGAGGCAAACGGCACCCGTAGCCGCGCCGAGGTGGTCATCACCGCCGGCGCTGGCATCCTCGCCGCCGGCACGCTGATCGCCATGATCACCGCGGCCAACGCCACCATCGCCACTGCTGACGTCGGTAACACCGGCAATGGCGTCATGGGCACGGTCACCACGTCCAGTGCCGCGGTGAGCGGCATTTATGTGCTGACCATTACCGAAGTCGCGGCAAATGGCGGCCTGTTCGAGGTGGTTGATCCGCTCGGCAGCCTGGTGGGCGCGGGCAGTGTGGGCGCAGCTTTCGATGCCGGCGGCCTGAGTTTCACCCTGGCGGATGGCACCGCTGATTTCATCGTCGGCGACGTCTTCACTCTTGCAGTGACCGCAGCCTTGGGCGAGTACCGCGCCTACGACGACGCCGGCACCGATGACGGACGCCGCGCCGCCAGCGGCATCCTGTATGCCTCGGTCGACGCCAGTCTCAACGACATTCGCGCCCTGGCCGTGGTGCGTGACGCCGAAGTGATCGAGCGCCTGCTCACCGGCCTCGACGACGCCGGCGCTGCCGATCTGGCCGGCCTGGGCATTGTTGTTTGCCCCTGACCTGATCCGCCACCCCTGACACCCTAAACCCCGCCTTTGCGGGGTTTGTCATTTTTAGGAGCCTCACCATGGCCGAGATTTCCATTTTTGAAGACGATGCGTTCAGCGTCACCTCGCTGCTCGCTACCATCAACGAAGAACACGCTATCCCCGGGCAGATCGCTGCCTCGGGCCTGTTCACCGAAGAGGGCAGTACCACTGTCACCCAGCAGGTCGAGAAAGACGGCGATGTGCTGGAGTTGGTCGCTGCTGCGCCGCGCGGTGCCCCGGGCCAGGTGGTGATCGGCAGCAAGCGCCAGCTAATCCCCTTCAACTGCCAGCACCTGCCGCAAGAATTCACCATCATGGCCGACGAGATTCAGGGCATCCGCGCCTTCGGTAGCCGCACCGAGTTGCAGGGTGTGCAGGACGTGGTCAACGCCCGCGCTAACAAGGCCCGCGGCCAGATCGACCTGACTCACGAATATCACCGCATTGGCGCCATCAAGGGCCAGGTGCTCGACAAAGATGGCAGCGTTCTGGTTGACCTGTTCCAAACGTTCGGCCTCAAGCAAATCAAGCTGAAGATGGACTTCGGCTCGGTGGACGTCAGCGTCCGCGCCGGCGAAGCGCTGGACCTGCAGGAAGATGTACTGGGCAACGCCACTGGGACCGGCGCCATTGCCTGGTGCGGCAAAAACTTCTGGAGCGCGCTGATTTCAGATCCCTCGGTCAAGGAGGCCTACCTCAACCACGAAGCCGCTTCGGCGTTGCGCGGTGATCGCCGCCAGGCGTTCGAGTTCGCCGGGGTGCTGTGGATTCGCTACCGCGGCAAGATCGGCGGCGTGCCATTCGTGGGCGATGAGAATGCCTATCTGGTGCCGGATGGCGTGCCGGGCCTGTTCAAGACTGTGTTCGCCCCGGCCAACTACATGGAGACGGTCAACACCTTGGGCGTGCCGTACTACACCAAGCTCGAGCCGATGAAGTACGGCAAGGGTGTTTCCGGTGAAGCGCAGTCCAACCCGCTTCACCTGTGCACCCGCCCGCGCGGCAACATCCTGCTGACACGCTGATCGTGGCTGGCTTCGGTAAAGCCTTGGCCGCCATGGATGCCGCGGTTATGCGCGGGCTCAGCGACGGCGCCGCCGACTACCTGAACGCCGCCGGCGCAGTACTGGCCACCGGTGTTGAGGTGATTATCGACCGCGAGGTCGAGCGCTTCGATGCGGTCAGCGGCATGGTCAGCAGCGCGGTGACCGTCACCCTGCAGCGCCACCTATTGCAGCCCTTCGACCGCAAAGGCGCTCTGCGCATGAGCGACGGCGCGCTCTGGCATATCGACGGCATCGCCGCCGACGACGGCCAGATAATCACCTTCTACGTGGTGCCCTGATATGCCCATCGATATGCAGTCGGCGATTGCCGCGCAGCTGATCGAACACCTCGGCGCCGTGCCGTCCTTTGGCGCCCTGGCGTTCGAGGAAAGCGTGCTGCGCGTACTCGACTCCGCCGACGAAACCTTGCCGGATGACTTTATCGTCATTCAGCCAGGCCAAACCGAGGAGCTGGAGCGGATCGGCGCGGGCAGCGTGCGTGAGCGCGTCACCCTCACCGTCACCGCCATCACCAAGCGCCGCGACTTTGCCGTGACGCTGCGTGCGGCGCGACTGGGGATCAAGGTCGCGTTGGCTGGCAGCAAGGGCGGGCTGATCGTGCCGGGGGTGATTGCCGTCGAAATGCAAACCGAAACACCCATGCCGCCGGGCGAGGGTCGCCGCTGGGCGGCTCACGTCATGCCGCTGCAGATCACCTACGTGCAACCCCTCAAGTGAGGATTCTGTAATGCCCGCGATCACCATCGCTACACCGTTCAACTTTTCCCTGGGTGCAGTGACCCATTACAAAAAGGGCGAGCAGGACGTGCCTCAGGCCGTCGCCGAGCACGCCAAGGCGCGCGGCTATCTGGCCAATGCCAAGCCCGCCGCGCCGGCGAAAACTTCGTTCGGCAGCTCGCCCGAGTCGCTCAACTCGTTCGTCGAATAACCCACACGCTCAAGGACTACCCCATGTCTCAAGTTGACCGCTCCTTTATTGGCGAGGGCGTTATCTACGCGCGCGCCTATCAATCCCAAGACCCGCTGATCGATATCGGCAACGCTGACAGCTTCAGCCTGGCGTTCACCAGCGACCGCAAAACCCTGCCCAACTACCGGGGCGGCGGCGGTAACCGCAACGTCAACGAGAAAATCACCGGCGTAACCGCCAGCATCGGCATGTACGACATCACCGCCGAAAACCTCGCGCGGGTGACGCGCTCCACCGCCGCGGCCATTCCGACCGATGCCATCGTCGAAGAGCCGCAAACCTGCGGCGGCGTGATCGGCGAACTGGTGCCCTTTAAGTACCTGCCGAACCTGGTAGAGACCATCACCGTGGTGACCGCCGCCGACGTGGCACTGGTCGCCGGCACCGATTACCGTGCCACGGCCCATGGCCTGATCGTGCTCAGCGCGGCGGTGACCGCTGCCGGCATTAAAGTCAGCTACACGCCACGCGCTGCGACAGCCATTCAGCTGCTCAACGGTTCCCAGGTCGAACTGGAGCTGTACATCAGCGGCCTCAACGATGCGCAATCCGGTGAGCCGTTCAGCCTGCGTCCGCGCCGCGTCAAGTTCGGCCTGCTGTCCGCGCTGTCAGTGTTCGGCACCGAGTACTTGAAACTGGAAGGCAGCGCCGAGCTGCTGGCCGACGATATGGTCAGCGACAGCGGTATCAGCAAGTTCTGCGAAATGCAGCTGGTCGATAAGACGGCTTGATGCCTATGGCCAGGGACGGCCACTCATCCGCGCAGAAGGGGATTATTCAGATTTGGCAAAGCGCCTGGTCATGTAGTCGAGCGCTTCTTGGGTTGTGTCGGTTATGGCACTTGCGTGGGAAATTATCTGATCAGTGAGTCGCAGTAGCTCTGCTTTTGCGATCTGGTCACCACTTTTATGGATGCTGCCAACAATTCGGTTAAAGGCGGGTCGGCTTGGCTTCTCCAGGTGCTCAACCAGCCGGAGGGCTGCGCTATCGGTGATGATGCTGAAGCCGTAGAGTGTTTTGTATGCGGCGGCAATGATCTCCACAGCCTTGCTGTTCATCTGGTCTGTGGCATCCAGGAAATAAAGCAGCGCGCGCAATGTGTCGCGCTGCGGGCCATCTATATAGCCTCCCGCAGCAGTCCTGATTGATCCTGCGACTTGAAGTGGATAGTAATCCTCGGGCAGGATTTGGATGCTCGGCCCATGCTTGAGGCGCGCAAAAATCGCAAATGCGATCTTGTTCGACATCACCCGTTTCTGGATATGGTCATTGGCGACGAAGAGGTAGCCGGAGCGCTGGGAGCCTTTTCTGCACAGGCCTCCTGCTGCAATGGCGCGCTCGACCATTGCGTTGTGAGAACCCTTTTCGCACGGCCCCGTGACCTCTAGGTACTGATTGCTAAAATCTATTGTGGCCGCTGGCACATCAAAGAGAGCTTCGTACATATCCCCGAACAGGTCACGCGGGAGATCAAGCAGTTCCTCGCAATTCAAGCCAAACGCTTTCTGCAGGCAGAAAACGGTGATGAAGCGCAGCAGGGCTATTTCACGGTCACTGGTCCAGCAATCGGGCGCTGTTGCTATTGCCAGCGCCCGCCGCAGCTGGGGGTAAGGATAGATACCTGCAATTAATGGGTGACGGTCCAGCCAGTCGCCGAGGGCGGCTGCCCGTGATTGGTCGATGTAACCACCCTCTATAGCAGACTGGAACACCTGATCTGTCAGCTGTTGCAGGGTGCCGTAGTGGTCGAGGTATTCGTCGATCGACAGGAACGGCTGGTCCAGGTTGACCCGACGTGCTGCGCTTATACCGAGCGATTCGCGCAGGCGCTCTGGTGGTTCGATGCTGGTTCTCATGTCCGATCCTTGGCTGAGTGGGGGCTATTTCTGCAGCAGCTTGAACTGGTCGATCATGTATTCAATACGGGATTCCATCTTGTCCAGCCTTTGTTCGCTGCGCCCAAGGTGGTCGCGCAACTCTTTTGCATAAACCGCCAGGTTGAAATCCTGTAGCGCCTCATGTGCTTCGTCGCGCTCGCTGGCTAGATTGAGTATCAGCGGCGCAGCCTCATAAATTGGAGCGCCTGGCGCGATCTCGTTGAGAGCCTCATCGATAGCGAAGGTAGCCTCGATGCGGGCGATGATTTCAGCGGTGGCCGAGCGTTTGTTCGCCTTGGACGCCACCGTGACTTTGTCGCGTAGCTCTTCCGGAATGCGAAGATTGAACTGTGGGTCCGTGCGACTCATTGGGCTTCCAGGTGTTCCGTTAATTGGAACTAAATATGCATCACGGTGCTATTGACATCAATGCATCACCGTTCTACATTCGTATCACCTACCACGGTGATACATAGGTGACGCCATGAGCAGACGCAGCATTTCCCCGTTTGGATTCCGTATGAAGCCCGAAGTAAAAGAGGCCGCCAAGCTTGAGGCGGAGCGGAACCGCCGCAGCCTAAACACTGAGCTGGAGCTTTTAGTGGAGGAGGGGATGGAGTGGCGAAGAAAAAAAACGTAGGTGGATGCCTGAAATTAAGAAGCCCCGGCGGTCAGGCCAGGGCTTCAGGTGTGACAACTTTGGGAAAGGATCACAAGATGAATATTACCGCAAATGCAGAAGATGACAAAGGCCAGGCGCAGACCGCCCGCGTCATTCGGTTCCGCTTCGAGGCAAAGGAAGTACGCACGTTGCTGATCGATGATCAGCCGTGGTTCGTTGCTGGAGACGTTTGTGTTTCGCTCGGACTGAGTGACACCAATAAGGCCCTGATCGGGCTTGATGGTGACGAGAAGCGCGAACACGAACAGTATTCGGGTTCAGGTCGTAAGCCGATCCTGATCAATGAGTCCGGCCTGTACTCCCTGATCCTGCGCAGCCGCAAGGCCGAAGCGAAGCGCTTTAAGAAATGGCTCACCTCCGAAGTTCTGCCGGCGATCCGCAAGCACGGCCACTACGAAGACACCCACGGCACGATGGGTACGCTGATCGGCGAAACAATCGGCACCAACGGCTTCAACATGCTGGGCGGCTTGCTCAAGGGCAAAGTCGTCTGTCTGCCGGCGGCGAGCCGGCGTCAAGCCACTGCCAAAATCTGGACGCAAACGCACGCGGCATTCGGTGTGCGCAGCGCGGCGGATATTCCCGCCAACCAACTGGACGCCGCCCGCAACTTCATCGCCGCCTATGCGCTGGAAGGCGAGTGGCTGGGCAAGAATGAAACGCCGGGGGCTTTTCAGCTAACCGACTTCCAGGCAACCCAAGTCACGGGTCTGCTGCATTCGGTCGCCTGGGTGAGTCACCGCTGGCAGCAAGGCATCAGCAAAGGAGTCGCGGCCCTCAACCCGGAACTGTATGGCGCAACCATCGAGCATGTGCAGAGCATGTGCCGTGCGGCCCGCACGCTGGATGCAGAGCTAAAAGAGATGCTCGTCGAGGTCGAGCGCCGGAAGAGGCTGGGTGGCAGCCGACCGCAACAGTGCGTGGTGCGGGGGATCGGCGGATAAGGGCGCGCCCATCCTGCAATGTCGTTGTGATGGTATATTCGCGGTATCGACTAAACCGGAAGAGACACCCATGCAATGCCCGAGCTGTAATAAAGAAGCATCGCAAGCCGAATTTGGCGAGCCGCTACGCTGTCCAGGTTGCGGTGTGTTTTATGCCAAGGCGATGGCGATGAAGCAGCGCAAGGATGCTGATCTGGCGGTAAAAGCCAAAGCGGCAATCGAGAAGGCCGCGGTGATAAACGCAGCCCAGACTAAGAGCGGGGCCCTCGCCCCATCTGCTCGCGAACACGTTGTAACCCGCGCCCTGAACGCCCCACAGCCAGTGGTGGTGGTCGATATCCAGATGCGGTTTTGGTCCATGGTCACTTTCATGGTCAAGTGGGTGTTGGCCGCCATACCAGCAATGCTCATATTGATGTTCATCGTGGCTGGCTTGGTTTCCCTCGGTGGCGGTTTGATTGAGACCCTACTCAAGCAGCCATAACTACTAACTCATCACTCAGACCCGCTTCGGCGGGTTTTTTTATACCCGGGGAAAAGTGAATGGCCAGCATCAAAGAGCGCCTGATCCAGTACGTATTGCGCGGTAAGGACGAGTTGTCGACCGAAGCGCGCAAGGCTCAGGAAGCGCTGGAAGCGTTGCGTGCCGAGGGCGATGCCCTGCGCGAAACCCTGGACGCCAGCAACGCCGCCAAGGGGCTGGTAGAAGGCCTGGCCGCGACTGAGCGCGCAGCCGAGCGGGCCAGCGGTGTGGTTGAGCGCGCTGAGAAGAAGGCCGCCGACCTGCGCGCCGAGCTGGATGCCAACCCCGGCAGCCGCGGCCTGGCCACCTCGCTGCGCGCCGCCGAGAAAGAGGCCGAGCGCGCCCGCAAAGAACTGGACCGGCTGACTGGCTCGGTCGAAGAGCAGCGCCGGGCCGCCGAAGAGGCTGGCATCGACACCTCGAACCTGTCCGACGAACAGGTGCGCCTGGCCGCCGAGGCTGAGCGTACCCGCCGTGCCCTGGAAGAACACAACGGTGAGCTGACCGAGCAGGAGCGCGCCGCCCGCGCCGCTGCCCGGGCCGCTGCCGAAAACGCTGACGAGGTGGACAACGCCGGCAATGCGGCGACCTCGGCTGGCAAGAAGATCCTGGTCTTTGCCGCCGCGTATATCTCTTTGAATGCCGCGGTCGGGCTGGTCAAAGGCGCGTTTGGCTTGCTGCGTGACGGCATGGCCAAGGTGTTTGACGAAGGATCGGCGGAAGAGCAGGCCCTGGCCCAGCTGCAGGCGGCGTTGAAGTCGACCGGCAACGCCGCTGGGCTGACCGCCGCGCAACTGGTTGAGATGGCCGACAAGTTGAGCGACAGCTCGATGTTTGACGGCGAGCAGATTATCGACGCGCAGACGCGCCTGCTGTCGTATACCAATATTGCCGGCTCGGAATTCCCGCGCGCGATGCAGATTGTGGTCGATCAGTCGCAACGACTCGGCATGAGCATTGAGCAGTCTGCCGAGACGGTCGGCAAGGCGCTGCAAGATCCGGTAAAGGCCATGAGCGCGCTGGGTGAGCAGGGCTTTATCCTGAGCGACGGCCAAAAAAGGTTGCTCGAGCGCCTGACTGCCACCGGCAAAACCGCCGAGGCGCAAGCCGTCATCATGGATATGCTCACCGAGTCTTACGGTGGCGCGGCGGCGGCGGCCAAGCTCGGCACTTTTGCCGGGTTGTGGAAGACCATCGATGATCGGTTCGGCGATTTTGCGAAGAACGTCGCCGACAGCGGGTCGTTTGAGTACATCAAAACCAAGATGAAAGAGGTGGGCGATTACATCGTCGTGATGGCGGGAGACGGCCGGTTGGACACGCTGGCCACCGCGCTTTCGGACGCATTTATCAGAGGCGCCACTGAGGTTGAGCGCTACATCAAAAAGCTTGGCGACGTTGATTTTGGCGAGGTTGCCGGCAAGCTCCGCACTTTTGTCGATGACTCCGCCGAGCTGTACAACAAAACCCGGCTGGCTGGCCAACAGGCGGCGGGCGGGCTCGGCATCGCTTGGAATGGCCTCGGGGTCGCCGTCAATAGCGCAGCGGCGCTGGTGACCGGCGCGGCGCACGTCACCATCGGCTCGTCGGCGAGAATCGTTGGGGAGACAGCCGGGCTGTTCGGCGGCACCAAAATTCGTGATAAGGCCCGTGGCCTGAATACCTTTCTGCTCGACCTGAGTAAAGCCTATGCCGCGCAAGCGGGCACCGACCTCAGGCAGATCGGTGACGGCTGGAGCGTGCTAGCCGGGACCGCCGAGGGCAGCGCCAAGCAGCAGGCCACCGCCGCTGAGAAGGCCACCGCCGCGCTCAAGAAGTCGGCTGACCAAATGGCCACCGATCAAGCGGCAGGCGCCGCGGCCTTCCAGAAAGAAATCCAGGAGCTGAGCGACGCGATAGCGCAAGAGGTGCTCGACACGTCCGTCGCCGGTACCCGCGCCATTGCGGATATGAACGATGCGCTGCAGCTGATCGATACCGCGCAATCGCAAGAACAACTGGCCGGCCTGCGCAAAGGTCTGCTGAAGGCGTTTCAGGAGGGGCGCATCAGCCTTGAAGAGTTTCAGAACACGACCGGCGTGCTAGAAGGAAAGTTTCGCCGGCTAGGCGAGGGAGCAAAAGACGCTGCCCTGGGCGTGGACGGTCTGGCCCGCGACCTGAAGACCCTCGAGGGTGTGCAGGAGGCCATCGGCAACGCGAAGACCGATCTGGATATCCTCGCCATCCGCGCTGCGCTAAAAAAGCTCTACGAAAACGGCACGATAGACGCCAAAACCTACAACGCCGAAGTGGCTAAAACCGTCACCAAGCAGACCGAGCTTAAAGGCGCCATCGAGAAAACCGCAGTGGCGGGCAAGGCCGCTGGCGAGCAGCTGACCAACTCGCAGATTGCCTACAACAAAGCGCTGGAAGACGGCATTCTGACCAGCGAAGAACTGCGCCGGGTATCCGGCCAGCGCATGGAAGAAGAACGCCGGGCCAGTGGCGAGGCAATGGAGCGCGACCGCAAGGGCGTCGATGTTACTAAGCGCAATCTTGGAGAAGTGACGGATTATTTCGGTGCGGTGCTTACCAGCGCCCGCACGCCGCTGGCCAATATGAGCCAGGCAGCGTTGGCCGCGTTCGACGGCTTGTCGAACATCAGCAACGTCGATATGTCGATGGACACCAGCGACCTTGAGGGGACCACCGCCTCGCTGAAAGCGGCCGAAGAGGCGTGGCGGCGCTGGGATATGTCGATCACGCCGGGCATCAGCCCCTTCGGGCGCTGGCAGGTAGACACCGCCATGCGCAGCCTGGATGTGCAAAAGAACTTTTTGCGCGAGAAGGTTGCCCTGCAAGCGCTGATGGAGGGCTACGCCGACGGCAGCATCACCGCCTCCCAGTTCACCGCCCAAGCCGCCCAAGCCCGGCAGAATATGGATTTGCTCGACGAGTCTGACCTGAGCGCACTGGACACTGCCCTGGCCGGCGCCGCGCAAAAGATGCAGCAGTTAGAGCAGAGCAGCAAGTCGACCCTGACCAGCCTGCAAGAGGAACTGATGGGGCTGCGCGGCGAGACTGAGGCGCTGGAACAGAGCCGCTTTAACGCCCGCAAGGCCGACCTTGCCGCGCAGCTGGCCGAGGCGCAGCAGAGCGGCGACGGCGCGGCGGCGGCCAATCTGCAACAGAGCGCCGCCACGCTGCGCCAAATTGAAGAAGAGACCGGCAGTCAGCGCGCCGCCGCCGAGCGCAAAAAGCAGCAAGACGCGGCGGCGGCGGCGCTCAAGGCTGCACCGCCCGCGCCCGCCAAGCCGACGCAGATCATCCGCCTGCAACCGGCACGCGGCGCTCCGGTGAACGTGACCGTGGACAGCGACACCGATAAAACCAACCTGCTCAGCGTGCTGGAAAGCGCTGGGCTGCGGAGCCTGTAAATGGGTGCATTAAACAGCTTGATCCTCGACGGCCTGACGCTGGACCCGCAGCACCAGTGGACCGATGAATTCGACTGGGACGCGGTGGAGCAGGAACAGACCCGCTCACTGAACGGAAAACTGATCGTGCAAGAGGGCGTCAAAAAACTGTACGGCCGGCCCATTACCTTGGCGGCCAATGAGGGCGCCTGGACGCCGCTGTCCACGGTCCGCGCGCTGGAAGCCCTGCGCGATGAGCGCGGGCGGGTGATGCTGCTGGACCTGCCGGATGGGCGCAGCGAGTACGTGATTTTTAATCGCGACGGCGCGCCGCCCTTGCAGGCGCAGCAGTTGTTCCGGCTGGTCAATCCGCCGCTCGATGACTTGTTTGAAGTGACCCTGCGCCTGATCACCGTCGCGCCGCCGGCCTGATCCGCCACCCGCTGTTCCTACTGAATTCAATCCGCCACGCGCGGGTTTTTTATTGCCCGGAGTTTTTAGATGGCCATCCTAGCGACTGACGTAAAGCTGCTGAAAAGCCAGCGCCTCACCGACGAAGAAGACGGCGGCGGCCGTGCTACCGGCCAGGCCGTGGCTGACGATGAGATTAATAACTTGTTCCCCGACATCAGCCGACTGGACCGCACCACGGGGCGCATCAACTTGCGTAAAGTGTTTGCCGGGGTCAGCACCACCAACAGCGACACCTACCTTGGTGCCCACGCCATCGTCACCAAGGCTCCGGCTGATCCACGGGTATCGGTGCTGCTGTTTAACACCAAAAGCCAGACCGACGAGCGCAATGAAGCCAAGTCGTCAATCGAAAACTACCTGGTGCCCAGCACCGTGGCCAGTTTCGATCTGCTCGGCGACCAGCATCCAGGGCAGCGGGCGATTGTCGGTATCCAGCGGGTCGAGCAGGCCATGCCGGAAACGGGCGAGGTCTATCAATTGATCTCCGGGCTAGTCACTCAATACGTGCGCGTTGATGCCGTCGAGCCGAGCATCGAGGAATTTGCCTACGAGTCGAACGCCACATTTATAATGTACACCCGTCGGCGTGTATCAATGTCGATCAGCTCGGCGCTTGAATTCAAATTCCCTGGTGGCCAGCCACTACCTAGCGGTACATCCAACCTCAATATCAACGGCGAAAAGAAGTCGGTGGTGCTGGCTACCGTGGTCGCTGACTCGGCGCGTTATTACGGCATCAGCAAGCTGGCAGCCGCCGTTGCGGTTGGTGACATTAACCTGACGGTTGATTCGGTGTATGCGCAGCTGGTGCCCAGTGCAATCAAGGAATCTGCACTGGTCAATCAGGTGGGCGGGCCACGTACCCGACACGTTATCGCCAGCAGTACCATCGACCGCACAGCTGCACTGACTTTTGCCAGTGCTGGTACAGGTGTCAGCCGAGCATTTCTGACCACTGGGACGGTGCGCCGCTCGGTAACGCTGAGTATCAATGGTGGTGTGTATACCGACGATGGCACTGGCAAACTGAACGTCTCGGGTGCCAGCGCCGGCTTTACCAACATCAGCATCGATTACGAAACCGGCGAGATCAACGCCTACCGCGCCTCGGTGTTTACCGGTTCGGCCAGCGCCACGTATCGCCCTGGTGTGGCGGCGACCGGACAGGCAATCACCGGCATGATCGAGATCGATCTGGCCAGCCGTGGCTTTGCCTACACCCTGAATCTGGCCGATGCCAAGCTACGCCCCGGCACGCTGGTGATTAGCTTTATGGCCCTTGGCCGCTGGTACGACCTGACCGATACCGGCGCCGGGGTGCTGGTGGGTGAGGGTAGCGGCTCGGTGGATTTTGCTACCGGCTCGGTGAGCCTGAGCCTGAATGCGCTGCCCGACGTGGGCACCGCACTGCTCTATTCGTACATCGGGCAGATGGCCGACAACTACGTGGTGCGAACCGGCAGCGGCGCGGCGCCCACCGGCGAGATTCGCCATCGCCTGCCACACGACGGCATATTGCCCGGCAGCGTAGTGGTGACCACGCGCCAGGGCGGCATCGAGAAAACCCTGATCGACAACGGCGACGGTACCCTGAGCGGCGCCGGCGGCAGCGGCATCATCTACTACGCCGACGGCAATCTGCGTCTGAGCCTGACCGCCACCCAGGACGCCGACAGCACCATTGAGTTTGCCTATCAAGTCGGCGAGGCGGCCGCGCTGATCAATACCACGCTCAGCGGCGGGCCGGACGCAGGCGGGTTGCTGACCGGGACTATTCCGGGCGCGCCACTGAAACCCGGAACGGTGCAGTTTAATTGGCAGGTGGCCCAGAAAAGCCGCACGCCAGTACTGTCAGCGTGGGACCGGTGGAGCTCTGATGACGCCACCGTGACGGTGTACAGCGGGACGGTATCACTGGAGCGCTCGATCAACGACAACAGCACCGGCGGCTGGCCAGGGCTGGCGGGCAGCCTTAATTACACCACCGGCGAGTTTTCCCTGGTGGTCGAGGCGCAGTACAGCTACCCGGAGTACTACGTAGGCCACAACTACAAGGGCTACCCGCAGGTAAGCGCCGCCGCCAACAACGCCCAACAATCCTACTCAGGCACCCTGCGCGTACAAGCCATGCCCGCCGACGCGGTGCTGTTCACCGAATCCGACAGCCTCGGCGCCCCCGGCCTGACCTGGGATCTGTTGCCCGGCATCGCTGACTTCATCCTGCCCGGCAGCCTACTGCTGAGCTATGCCGGCGAGACCTATGTAGACCGCGACGGCGCGCTGTACAAGGGCGTGAGCAGCAGCACCAACGCCGGCATAATGGTTGGCGCCATCGACTACGACAGCGGCCTGGCCACCCTGACCAGCTACCCGGGCGGCGCCACTGGCGCGATCACCCGGCTGGCTTGCCTGACCGCGAAAACCGGCTTCAGCACCACGGCAGTGATGTTCCGCACGCCGGGCTCGCCGCTGCGCCCGGCCAGCACGCAGATCACCGCGGTGCGCGCTGACACCGCCGAAATCGTTACGGCGATTGCCGACCTGAACGGCGTGGTGAGCAGCGGTATTATTCACGGCAACGTCGATTACCAGACCGGCATCGTGCAGCTGTCGTTTACCAGCAACCCAGACGACGAAACCGGTGCCAGCGATGTGCCGGTGATTGCCAGCCTGCTGCGCTACAACACCGTTCTGCAAACCAGCCTGCCCATGTCCGCCGAGCTACTGGGCCTCGACCCGGTTCGCCTGCCGGCCGATGGCCGGGTGCCGATCTACCGCGATGGCGACGTGTTGGTGATCCAGCACACCAGCGAAACCAGTGTGGCCAGCCCACAGGCCGGGGCCATGCTCCAGTTGGGCCGTGATCGCCAGGCGAATATCGAAGTGCTGGATGCCGGCGGCTTGTCGCTGATCGCCGCCAGCTACAGCGCCGACCGCGCCTTGGGGCAAGTTACCTGGGCCAATCCGCTGGTGCTGCAAGACGCCACCGGCACCCCGCTGACCCTGCCGCTGGTGGTGCGCGATCGCGTGGAACACATGACCCTCTGCACCGAAGTGCAGATCAGCGGTGTACTTGGCATCAACTCGCCATTGCCCTGGAGCCTGCCGGCGGGCAGTACGGCCGTATCCAGTGCCGTGACCTGGGGTGACTTGCAGGCCCGTTACTTGCGCTGGTTTGCCCAGCAGACCTGGAGCAGCAGCAACCCAAACTGGTCGGATACCTTGATTGGTAATGGCACTACCGCCAACTACAACCTGTTGTCCTACCCTCCGGTTATTACCAATCGCGGCGCGATCAATGCACGCTGGGCGCTGGTGTTTACCAGCGCCTCGGCATTTAACGTGGTCGAGGAGAAGCTCGGGGTTATTGCTAACGGCGATATTTACAACGACTGCTCACCGATGAACCCGACTGGCGGAGGCCCTTATTTCACACTGCGCTTTGAAGGCTGGGGGGCCGGCTGGTCTGCCGGTAATGTGGTGCGCTTTAATACTGACTCGGCACTTGGCCCGTTGTGGATAGTGCGCACGATATTAAGCGGCCAAGGCCTAGTTGATAACGATCAATTCAAATTGCAAGTTCGTGGGGATGCAGAATAATGGCCAGCGAAGGACAATTAAACGCACTGCTCTCGTCGCTGGTCTATGTTGCGGGCCTTCCTGCATCACGCGCAGTTGTCGCTCTTGAGCGCACTTCGGCTGGAGTTTGGCAAGTGTGCGGAAGCGGGATGAGCAGTGAGTCAGGTGAGGCCGCGGTAAATATTCTTGGTGATCCAGCGTCAGCCGTGTATGCCGTCGCGCTAGACGAGTGGGGGAGCGCCTGGGCGCCAGCCCTGTCTGTTAGCGCTGGCGATACAATACGGCCCACCGATTTCGATGGTTTTTTATTCCGAGTCACCTCGGCAGGGGTTTTACCTGACATCGAACCTGTGTGGTGGACGACTGCCACCGAAGGCCCACAACCCCTCGGCTCGGCCATGGTAGAGGCTGTGCGTTACTACCAACCTATTGCGCACGGCCCGCTGATCCTGAGCTATGAAGAAAAAGACCCCTATTGGGCAAATGTGGTTAGCCTCCTACACTTCGATGTGGCGGGAACCTCGTCTACACCGGACGAAACGGGCAGAGTGTGGGCATTCACCGGTAATGCACAGCTAGACACGGCGCAGTCGAAATTCGGCGGGGCGTCCTCGTTTTTTGGTGGAGCCTCGGATTCTCTTGCCACCCCGCACTCTGGAGACTTAAATTTTGGCTCCGGGGACTTTACGCTTGAGCTTCAGTTCAGATCGGCTGAACGCTTGCAGTCAGGGACAAGGCAAATGGCTTTGCTTGCAAAGTGGGGCGATAGTACCCAGTCGATAAAGTTCAGCTTTCTTATCGACTACTACAATGGAGCGCTCAGGTTTGTAGCTTCCAGAGATGGGTCGTCTACCTCTCCCATCTTGGTATCGGCCCCTTATGTTATCGACGCCGGAGTATGGATGCATCTTGCTGTCGTTCGTCGCGCGGGAACGCTCATGTTCTTCATAGATGGAAAACTCTCTGCATCTGCCTCAGTAGCGGTCATCGGAACTTCTACCTCTCCGATGATAGTTGGTAATAAATCCGATGGAAATGGCACTTCTTTTTTCAGTGGCCATATTGACGAACTGCGAATTACAAAAGGGGTGGCGCGCTACACGGATAACTTTATCCCCCCTGCCGAACCATTCCTGAATCTATAACTAGCTGCCAGCTTGTGGAGTCCATGTAATGCAGACTTACTTGCCTGTCGGAGCAGTATTTGATCTTGTAGGCGAGGCATACAAGCCGCCCGCCATTCCGGCGTTTGTGTTCACGTTCAAAGAAACAGTCGCGGGTTATATACCCCCGCCACGAATAACGCTCGGGGTGTCGTGCTCTTGGAGCAAGAGTAACCAGAGACTCGGTGCAACCGACGGTAGTAAATGGGCCGCCTCAGTACCCAAAAACGATACCTCCCTGGTGGCTTGGGGCCGGGCGACAGTTGTCGAGGTCGTGCATTCGGCACATTGGATTGGATTGCTGTCGAGCAAAGACCTGGCTCGCGCGCTGTGCTGGGATGAGCTGTCGCCGCAAGACGCAGGCGCGCCCAGTGCCTGGAACAACCCTCCGCCGCTGGATGTCGCAGTGGGCGCACCCTGGGATCACAGCATCGGTGCACGGGATGTGCGGCTGCGGCTGATCTACAACCCACGCCCGGCGATCCGCGACGCCGTCGCCGGGTTGCCCTGGCATGCGTGCGATCAGGTCGGCCAGCGCTACGACTACGCCCAGGAACTGCTCGACAGCCTGTATATCCCCGGCCCCGGGCCGCTGCACTTCTCGTTCGGCGGGGCGCGTTACCAGCCAGCCACGGCGCCGCAAGTGTTCTTTGATTTTCGCCACACGCCGCTGCGCCGGGCCATTCAGCCGGTTGATGCGCGGTCGGCGGCGGTCGGCTATAAATCGGCCAGCGTCATCGATCTGCTGCGGCTGCTGCGCTGGGGCTGGGGCACGCCTACCGACCCAATCCCGACCGGCATCGAGTACCCGGACTATGCCGGCCCGGTGGTCGTCATCGACACCCTGCAACCGCCGGCCGAGCCGGACATTCTGGAGAGTTACATGATTGCCAACACCGTGACCCTGGTGGTGCTGCCCGAGCGCACGCCGCTGGATGCGCAGAATATCCGGGTGGCGCTGGATATCGACTCGTTCAGCTGGTCGTTCAGCGCCGATCTGCTGGGGCAGACCTCGCTCAATCTGGTGCGCCCGGATGCCGATGGGCAGAAGACCGTCGAACTGGATATCAATGGCTGGAAATGGCTGATGCTGATCGAGCGCTACAGCCGCACGCAGAAATTCCCGGCCGAGCACTACAGCATCAACGGCGCCAGCCGCAGCCAGTTGCTTGCCACGCCCTATGCGCCGCCCCGCAGCGCCGTGAATAGCGCCGCCATCACCGCCCAGCAGGCCGCCGCCGCGCAGCTGACCAACACCGGCTTCACCCTTACCTGGGACGCGCTCAACAACAACCCGCCGGACTGGACCCTGCCGGCCGGTGCGCTGAGCTATCAGGATCAAAGCGCCCTGCAGGTGATTGCGCGGATTGCCGCCGCGGCTGGTGCGATCGTGCGCCCGGCCCGCGACAGTGACGCGCTCAGCGTGCTGCCGCGCTACCGCGCTCCGGTCTGGGAGTGGCCCACCGCGATTATGGACCGGATCATTCCGACTGACATCGTCACCAGCCTGGGCGGCGAGTGGGCGCCGCAACCGGCCTGGAACAGCTGCTATGTGTCGGGCACCAACTTCGGAGTGGCCATGGATGTGCGCCGCGCCGGCACGGCCGGCGATCACCCGGCGCCCGACGTGCTCGATGACCTGATCACCGGCACCGAGGTGGCCCGCCAGCGCGGCATCTGCGAGATCAGCCAGGGCGGCAATCAGGAAATTGTCAGCCAGGTCATCCCGCTATTCGCCGCCGGCACTGTCGGCAATCCAGGCCTGGTGGAGCCAGCGATGCTCTGCGAGATTCGTGGCGACGGCGACACCTGGCGCGGCTTGTGCCTGTCCACGGAGATCAGCGCCGCCGGTGTTGGCGCGGCGCGGGTCACGCAAACCCTACGCCTTGAGCGGCACACCGGCGGGGGCTACTGATGGCTACCGTCAACCCATGGCGCCGCTTTATCGGCCTGCTACCCGGCGGCGTGCGCGCAGTCGGTCGCGTCATCAGCAGCAACACCGGCACCGCCACCAGCGTGATCGAACTGCGCAACGGCATCCAGATCCAAGCGCGCGGCATCAGCGTCGCGGTCAACAGCAACGCCTTTATCGTCGATGGCACCGTCACCGGCCCCGCGCCGGATTTACCGCAGTACGACGTGGAGGTGTGAGGGTGAGGGTGAGGATCATTGCCGACCAGGCTGCCCTGAAAGCGTTGCAGGATTACGTGAGGAGGAAACTTTAGTCACAACCGATCATCCGTCCAGATCGCGTGATTGTGCAGGAGTTGCCTTCGCTATCGACGGTGTGGGCACCACTACTATCTGACCACGACTTTATGGAGTATTCGTTACCCTCACTATCAGAGCTGATGATCTCTTGCCCGTTGCGGAGGCTTCGGGTTTCAGTGTCGATATGATAGGTATTTCCTTCGGTATCCCAAGACCTAGCATGGATGCCACCATCGGAGTCTGTTTCTGATTCGGAGCAGACGCGGTACTCGCCCTCGCCGTAGCATTCAGCATAGGCACTGACAGAGCCGGCAAGGATGAAAAACGATCCGACGGCAAACATTAAATTTTTTATGGCCATTCCCTTGCTCCATATTTTTATAGTCATCGCTGAGTCATGGACCTGGCACCGCGATAGGTTCACACCCTCCAGATCTTCTATTTTCGCCTCCACCCTATAATATCCAGCGAGCGCGGCTAAGAGATTAGCAGTGGTGTGCAGGTGATTCACTGCTGCGATAGTTGGATTGTGTTCGGCCGGCAGGACGCCGGGGAGGGGGGGTGAAATCGTTCCGCAATAATTTTAGACCCCGCGCCGTTATTGGGCTGCATGGCCTCTTTAAAGCGCCGATTGCGGAACGGGTAAAGGGCTGCAAGCCGCATGAGCACTGGACTTCCCTTGGGACTTAAAATCCCTCGAGGGTAACCTCGTGCCGGTTCGATTCCGGCTTCGGGCACCAATTAATTCAAGCACTTGCAGCGATAAGTTCATCTGATTGCAAGGCTGGTTTTTTCCGCAATACGAAATCTTTTCCGCAATTCACCGCGTAGGCGTGACTTTTTTGCCCTTGCGCTCGCGGATGTACTGCTCGGTCATCACGACCGTGGTGTGCCCCAGCTGATCCTTGGCCTGCATGATATCGCCGCTGGATTCGGCCTTGTCGGTGCCGGCCTTGGCGCGCAGATCGCGCAACTGAAACAGCTTCTTGTCGATCCCCGCCGCCTGCCTGGCCTTATCAAATCGCCCGCGCAACATCGGCGCCGACATGGGCGTGCCGTCCTCGATGACAATCAACCGCGTCGATCGGACCTTATGGCCAGCCTTGCGCGCCTTGATTCTTTCGATCAACTCCAACAGCTCGCCCATGATCTCTATTCGCCGCTTGGCACCGGTTTTTGCCTGCTTGATCCATATCTGCCCGTCGCGCACGTCGCGCTCGTCCATCAGGCGGGTGTCGGTGACTCGCTGGCCAGTCAGGTAGGCCAAGTCCATGGCGTCCTGCAGGCCAGCGTCCGCGACCGCGTAGACCGCGCGGAACAGGCTGTCCTCGACGTATACGTCCCGCCCCGACTCCTTATTGCCCTTGACGCCCGCGCACGGATTGGCGAGCGCGGTGTAACCGGTTTCTCGGGCGAAGTTCCAGATTGCGCTCAGCAGCGCTTTTTCGCGGTTGGCGCGCACCGGTGCCGACGCGCGCCAGCGCATGTACTGCCTCACGTGCTGGGGCTCTAGGGCATTCAGCGGGGCGGGTGGGTCGTCAAAGTAGGCGATCAGGTTCTTCAATTCCCGCGCGTTGTCCTTCTGCGTGGCTGCCCCCTTGGTTGGCACAACCTCCACGAAATAGCGCTCGGCGACATAACGAAAGGTCAGCACCTGCTCGACAATGGCATCGGCGGTGCGATCGCGCTCGAGGCGTGCGTATTCCATGATCGCCAGCCCGTAATCTTTGCCCAGGGGTATTTCCCGTCTCGGTTGTCCGCCCGCGTCGTAAAAATAATAGGTGGTTGCGCCGCGGTGCCGCTCCCGTAGGCGCGAAATCGCGCCCGGGTTTACAGGTCGTCTGCCCATTTCATCCCGCCTTTCGTGGTTTCCATGCCGGTTTTTCTTCGTGGGCGACAGGGCTGGCGATGATCGCCGCCGTGGTCACGCTGGGCCAGCCGCTGGCCTTTATCGTGTGCCGGACGCCGTTGCGCTTCAAGTTCACGACCTGCCCGGCCTTGGTCTTCGCACCGGTCAGCTCGATGACCTCTGCTGATGTCAGAAACATAGCAGCCCCTTGGCCTTCGCTTCGGCCCTGCAGTCCTCGCGGAAGAGATGAGCTGATTCGAGCGCCTTTTGTTTGGACGCTTTTTTCCAGTTCGGGCCTGTCTGCACGAACTTCCCACGCAGCTTTCCGCACCAATGGTTGACGGTATCGCCGTTTTCGATCTGGCAGATGATCCCCGCAGAAGCCCTTGGAGCTGTCGCGTAATGGATCAGCTTTTGTTCATACGTTAATTCTGGCATGAGAATTCCTCACCCCGTGTCTCCGGGGCGTTTGAATTGGGCTTGGAGTGACTAGCGCGCTCTAAGGCTGACGGTGCCAAACCGGACTACGCCCGGTGCTCTCGGGTGATAGCCATCAGAATGCACACCTTTTGCCAAGTGCCAGCCAAAGATAAGCGCGGCCCTTGGCCGTCACTTTGTATTTTTCACTTATCAGTCCAAGCTCGGTGCAGATCGCCCGCGACGTGTGGCCTTGGTGCCATCCAGACAAGCACTTCATAGTGCCGAGGCGGATAATTTCGCGGCGGCCTCTATTGCCGAAATTGGCCTGGTTCCAGGCGCTATCGAGGGCGGCATCGCTGACAAGGTCTTGCTCGGTGCCAGCGGTTAGCAATATGGCTAGGGTCTTCTTTCTCATTTCGTTTTAACTCCAGCAGCGTGGATGAATGCAGCGCACGCGCCGATTGCGCCATTGGACATGTGCGCGCAGTCCGTGGCGTAATCCTCGCCAAGTGCATCGCAGGCATCTAACTCGTCGATTGCTGGCGGCAGCTCGATCACCAGCGCTGCGCGGGAGGCTTGCCAGTAGTGCCAATAAGTATCGACCGAGCCGTCGTGGTAATTCCCTGACTGGTCTTTGCTCAGGCACTCGACTCGAATCTCTATTTCGAGAAAGCCGCCTTCCTTCATACGCTCGATCACTGCCGCTTCGAATTGATCGCGAATTTGATTGTTCATTGGCATAGCTCCGCCATGCCGCTGCAGCGGCTGACTTTGAATTGTGGGATTGGTTATGCAGCGGCTGCTTGGCGTTCGATTGCTCGGCAAGGATCATTGGCCCGGGCAATCGCAGCCATCGGCGGCGGGCTGACGCTGTTGCCGCACATATGGACTTGCTGCGACTTGGTGAACTTTCGGCCATCGTGGCCGTGGGTGATGGTGTAGTTCGGCGGGAAGCCCTGCGCGGTGTACAACTCATGGGGCTGCAGCATGCGCAGGCAGATGTCGACGATCACGTAAGGCGCGCCCTTGACCATGACGGTCACCAGCGCCAGTCGGTCCTTGGTTGTTATCGTCGGTGCCGGCGTGTCACAAGCGCTCATGTTCTCCGTGCCGTAATAACTGATCAGGAATGCCGCGACCCTCAGCGCTCCTTCTTCGTGCTCCGGTGACAATCGGAGCGAAACCAGCGAGCTTTTCCCGCCGCCGCCCGCCGTGATGGTTGGTGCTGGATCATCCAGGCATTGGCCAATGCTGGCGCCGAAAGCGCGCTCCATGAAAGCGCTGGCCAGGCCGTGGTGGGTTCCACCGGCGCTGATCGTGTGCAGCGGATCATTCACGTCCCGGGCATCGCAGTTGCCGCGCAGATGCACCAAGTTCGCGGCGACTAGTTGTTGCTGGCTTCCAGTGTTGGTGACCGTTGTCATCGGCTCGTCCATACCCTTGGCATCGGTGGTGTTGAAGCCGCCGTTCATTTGCGCCATGAACGCTGTCGCAATTCCTCGGTGATTTTGCGTCATCAGTGTGCCGGCTGGCTGGTCCGCTGGCGTTGGCTTGCCTGCATACTCAGGCCCGCCAAGGCCTATCATTGCCGAGCTGATCAAGGTCAATTCGCCTCGATTGGCGCACGCCACTGTCGGCAACGGCTCAAATGGGTCATTGATGCGAACACTTCCCTGGTGCGTGACTGGTGCACTAACCGGACTTACAACCGAGAACGCCCCGCCTTTCGGGTAAGAGGTAACAGTGCGCAGCGGCTCATGTGCAGACTGCACTGCTTCACCTGACCAATTGGCGATCGGAACAATGAATGGCTGGGGGTTGTCGATCACAAACTTTTTCATGCCCTTGGCGACGCGCCGCAGAGTGGCCGGCGCCAGATCTTTCTTTCGGCCAAATATGCTTTTGCCAAGATGGCTAAAGTCGATACATTCGGCAGCCGTGCGCCATGGCTTCTGGCCCTTGACTGGCTTCTTGGCGTGGGTTGGCTCCGGCCAGGCGATAGGGTGGCCATCGCGCCGCGCGACCATGAACAGGCGCTCGCGGCTGGTAGGGGCACCGTAGTCGCAGGCCTTAATGATGCGGTGCTCGACCACGTAGCCAAGCCCCGCGAGGCAGGCCTGGAACTTCGCCCAGGTGGTGCCCTTGCGCTTCGGGTCGGGTACCAGGAACTGCTCGCCGCGCGGTACGCGCTCGCAGGGCATGGCAACGCTGCCATCCAGGCGCATGACGAGCCCAGTCTGCTTGCAGCGCTTGGCGATCAGCGGCCCCCATTGGCGGATCTGTTTGACGTTTTCCAGGCTGATGATGCGGGGCTTGGCGATGCCGGCCCACTTGATCACTACCCAGCTCAGGTCGCGGATTTCCTTCTTGCGCGGCTGACCGCCGGCGGCCTGGCTGTGATGGGTGCAGTCCGGCGAGGCGTGAAACCAGCCGATGTGCCGGCCTGCCAGCACCTCAACCGGGTCGACTGCCCAGACATCCGTCTGCAGGTGCAGCGCGCCCGGGTGGTTGGCCTGGTGCATGCTGATCGCTGCCGGGTTGTGGTTGATGGCGATGTGCACCGGCCGGCCCAGGCCTATCTCGATGCCGGTGCTGGCACCACCACCGCCGGCGAAGAGGTCGACGTTGATCTCTTCGTCGATCGCGTCAAAGGCCAGACCGTATTGGGTGCGGAAGGCGAATTGCGCTGTCATGCCTTGCCCCAGCGCTTGCGAAACTCAGTCCAGATGGCGGTGCCGCCCTCAATGTATTCATGCACCTCAAGCTCTGCACCTTCGTCGAGGCGCAGCACGGCAATGCAATCGGTGTGCAGGGCGATGTCCAGCCCGCGCAGTGTGACCAGGTCGAACGGGTAGGCGGCGCCGTTCCACAGACCCAGCAGGAAGCGGCCGATTACGGCACTTTGCCCGCTGTCGTGTCGCGTGGCGGCGATCAGCCGGGCGAGGGCGCTGATGCCGTCTGCCTTGATCTGCGCTCGCCCCGCCTTGCGGGCCTGCATGTTGGCCAGGGAAGCGGCGATTGCCTCGCTTACATCCATTATGAATTTGGGGTGCTTGCGCGATGCAGCCGTTGCGGCTGGGGCGTTCTGTGCGGTGGCGCGGTCGAATTTGTCCATGGGGCGGCTTCCTTTTCGGTTCAGGGGTAGCACTCGGCGGCGTGCGCGGCATCGTCAACGGCGCGTTGGCGCTGGCCGAAGATGTCGAGCTGTCGCGAAGCTTTCGCGCTGATTGTTATTTCGTGTCGTGACACGGCAAAGTAGGGCGCGGATGCGGCAGCCCCGGCGGCGTGCAAGCGGTGGATGGCGGTGCTCAGTGCTTCGCGCGGGTCGCTATGGCCCGTCCAGGCCATGAGCTGATCCAGGGCGTGGCGGGTTCCGGCGGGCATCGGCAGCAGCAGGTCGGTCTGGTCCAGCGCCGTCTCGAGTGCCTTGCGCCGCGCGCGGCTCTCCTTGCAGCGTTGTGCATTGGTCTTCGCCATGGGATAGGTCCAAGTGGGCCACGCGCCGACGGGCGGCGAGGTGGCGGGTAAGGCGGTGGGCGGGTCGGCGGTTCATTGGCCAGGCAGCCATTCGGTCGGCAACGGGCGCCGGGGGATGCGGTATTCGTCGAGTGTGCGCATTACTGTGCGGGCGCACACGCCGAGCTGGCCGGCCATGTCAGCGATGGTCATGCCTTGCGCCGCGATGCGGGTCAGTTCGGGCACCATGGCCGCGCGCCGGGCACGTCCAGCAGTCTGCGGCGCGGCCTTGGCTTTGTGGCCGATGGTGCCGGGCTTGTACTGATTGGGTATCTGAATGCCGTTGGCGAAAGCAACGCGGTGGATGCGCCGCTCATCTGCCTTCAATGTGTGCTTGAGCGAGGTGATGCCCGCGCCCATGGTGACCAGCCCACGGATCCGCTCGGCCAGCGCGGCGTCTGCGGCGTCCTGGCTGATAGTCGGCGGGCCGCCACCCAGCAGCAGGTCGTTGCCGTTCCAGGCATGGCGCACCGGGTAGCGCGCCTCGATGCCGACAATCACTTGCACCGCGCCGCCGCCGGCCAAGAATGCCGCCGTAGCCGCGTCGATCTGCGCCTGCCGGCTGCTTGCGGCGAGAATCAGCGGATCACTCATACCGCCGCCCGATGCTGCTCAAGATCACGCGCCGCGGCGCAGGCCCGCAGGTGCCCGACGCGGTAACCCAGCACCCGCCCGGTGGCGTCTTGCAGGTGGAAGAAGTTTTTACCGCACGGCACTACCTGCACCATGCCCACCGCCACGCCCATGTCGATGGCCTGGGTGGCGCGCTGGCCAATGCGCTGGCGCAGTGCCGGGGCCTGCGGGGGCTGAAACAGAAAAGCAGCGCGCGCCCGCTGGGACTGCAGAAGTGTTGCGGCGAGGATGGCCATGCATTCATTGCCTTTTTTGATCGCGTTCATTGCGTGTGCCTCTGTGCTGGTAGGGGTACGTCTGCAAACCGCATGAGTCAGGCACTGGCGCGGGTGACCAACCCACCGTGAAGGTGGCCAGTGCCTGCTGATGCGGTTTTCTGCATGAAAAAGCCCAGCGAGTGCTGGGCTTTATTTGGCTGATTTAAGTTCGAGAGGCTTGTCTATCCTTCAAGCTCTTGCTCAAGCCAGGCGATCTTCGGCACCTCTTTGCGCAAGGCGTAATACTCAACTTGCACCTTGGCGCTGTTGATCATCTTTCCGCCCAGGTTGGCGAGCTCAGCGGCTTCAGACGGCTTGATCTCGCCCGCCTGCAGCTTTGCAAATACAGCGGAAAGGCTTGCGCGTAATGCCTCAGCGTTTTTCATTGTTCGTCCCTCTAATTAGTCGCTTTAACAAAATCACAGAGCGCCTGGTTTCAATGAGCGCTACTGGCACATCCTTCGGCTTTAATATTTTTGAGTACATAGTTAGTCGGTAGGCAACTAGCCAGTCAGGCGCCATACCTGCATTCATGGCCGCCTTCCTTGCTACCCTCTCCGGGTTATTCGCTCGATAACGCGCGCCCATTGCTGAAATTTTTTCAGGATTGGCTTTTGCGTAAGCCTTGTTTTTGAATGCTATTGATTCTGCATTTTTCGCGCGGTAGCTTTTTCCTGACGCCGACACCTTTTCTTTATTGGCCGATCGCCATTTCGCTTTCGAGGCCGAAATCTTTTCAGAATTGGCAGCCCGATAAACGGCTTTAACAGATGAAACGCACTTCCTGCATTGCAGGCCCGCCCTGTAAAAATCAGTCAGCGTCTTTTCATTTCCGCACTTGGAACACGAACGAGTCACTGCGATCATTTCGATTCCTTTCTGCTGATTTCCCAATGCGCCCTGTCGCCAAGGCGCATCAGTGAAATTCTCAGCCATGCACATAAGGCACCTTGTTATCGATCAACCAGCGCTCCATCCAGGCGTTTGGTGATCCCTCAAGGCGGCGGCAGTCGAAGTTCAGGCAGTCGCTGCATCCGCTGCTGATCATTCGGCCGCCCGGCAGATAAACATCGACCCACTCCATTTCCTCTTCGCTGTCCGCGCCCTGGCCATCCCACGTAGTGAAGTTGCTTTCCAGCACTTCACTGCAGATATCGAATTCGCAGCCGGCTTTCTCCAGGTCTGCCAGCTGCACGGTGATTTGCCTTCCCATTGCATTGCCCTCCGGTTGATTGATTGCGCATCAGTCGGCGCATTCACTGCATCGGGGTGTGATCTGTCGGGCGGCCAGGCGGTCCGCCTTGCTGGGTTGCCCCTCCTGCTTTCGCTGCTATCGATAATCAGCACACGCAAACAGATCACGCTCCGATACAGCCTCTTGCGAGGCGTTCGGTCTTGCTCGCCCCGATCCGCTACTGGCGTCGAGCGGGGCGCATGTCTGATGTAAAAGAGCTTGGTTCCAGTCGGTCCCGGTGAGGGGGCTGGGAGATCAGTTCGCTGATCCCTGGCTAGTCCGGCGAGTCTCCGGCGTTGTGTTGGCCTGGGCTGCCCTGAAACGTGGCTGCGTTTCGGTGGGCGGGCCTGTCGCTGAGGCAGTCCCTTTTCAGGGACTCGGTGGCGACGTGTGAACATTAACCGGCGGTTATGCTTCTCGTCAACACCGCCGGTTAATTTATTTTAAGAGGGCACAAAAAAACCGCACAAGGTGCGCGGGCCTGGGCGGTCGGAGTAGGGGTGGGGTTAAGCGTTAGCCAGAACGGCTGGAGAGGGCTGGAACGAAAAAGCCCGGCGCTGGATCGGGCTTGATTAGCCGGCCTAGGCCGTCATGGCCCAGCCATTGTCTTGGCGCGCGAACTCAGCTTGGCGTGGCGGCTCCCCAGAGGCCTCTGGGAATGTCTGGCGCCGCTGATTGGCTTGGCTGTGAGCTATGCAGTAGGCGCGCATGGCAATATCGACCATCTACTGCACATGGATGCCTCTTTGTTTTTCCCAGGCCGCTACGGCCTGCTCAGTAACGCCGAGTATGGCGGCCATCTGCGCATGGGTCAGATCCTGCTCTTTGCGCAAAAAACGGAACTGGGCGCCGGTCAGCGGCGCTTTCTGGCGTAGCAGGTCGACCGCAATAGCCAGGTGCAGGCCTTCAAGATCTTCTATGGAAACGCCAGGCCCGTAGGAGGTTTCCTCCAGGGTGTAACCGTTCTTGAGGTGGATGTTATCCAGCCCGCAAGAGGTGTAATGGTACATGGCAATCACTTCGCGGCCTGTTGATGGGGCTGGGCCAGACTTGGGTTAGGCGGCCAAAGCCTCAATAAGATGGGCGGGACCTGTGTAGATAATTATTTCGGCGGCATCGGCAAGCGCGGTTGCCGCTTTTCGGCTTTCGTCCTCATCGCCCGGCTCTAGAACAACCTTGCGCCGGGTATTGCTATGCGCGTTCTTGATGTCGAGCATCTTCCCGACTGCTCGATAGACCAGGCTCCAGTCCACCTTGCCCTGCTTGGTCGGTATGGTCTGGATGAGCGTCGTCTCGCGATCTTCTCCCGTCAGTGCGAACGGTAGGGTGAGCTGGTGTCCGCTGGCGCCGAGGATATGGAAGTCGCTTCTCAGGCTGCCGGGGAATGCCGAGCGCAGGGCTGTCGCGACGACTTGATCAAATCGCGACACGGGCGATGGCCGGAGCTTATTGCAGGCGAAGCCCACGTGCTCGGCCGCTTCTATGAAGCGCGCCAGGTAATAGGCGAGCTGATCCTCGCGGCATGCTTTGAATATTTCACCGTCATCCGACAGCTCAAGGCCGCTCATCTCAACAAGCCCCGCCAGCTTCTTGCCTTTTGCTGCCGATGGCTTCACTCCGTGAGTAATGGCCGCAAATAGGGTGTCGGCGTTGTCGCTGATCCGCACATTCCCGTTGCCCAGATTTTGGACGTATGCGCCTATCAAATTTCCGTCGAAAGCCAGCGTCAGCGGCGACTCCAGATAGAAGACGTCATCCGTGACGGGCTTGCACTTGAAGCCGAGCTGGCTGCTGATTAGTGTGCAATTCATACGTTTAGGTCCATTTGTCCTGATTCGGGAAGCGCTATTCTCGGGGCTTCGCTGATGTTCGCTTTTAGCAAGAATAGACCCCAAAGCGCTTGAACAGTAGTGGCGCTCAGTGGCTCGGCGTACCCGTAGCTGCTTTCCGGTACCGGAATATGCAGGTGAGGAAAGTCGATCGCACGCCGGTAATGAGACAGACCCGCACCGACCTTGTTTAGGTGTGAGCCGCTCCCATTATCATCGACAGCGATGACCCGTGACTTGTTCACGACAAGCGTTATCGAGAGCGTGTCCCGCACCCCTGGAACCCGGCTTTTCTTGAAGTACAGGTCAACGAACCAGTCCTCGGCGAATGTTGTTTGCGCCTCATTGAGCGCGAGCGCGGTCCGAAAACTATAAGGCGCTGGGAACCGTTTTGCTGAGGGCGATTTCCAGTCAAAAACCACGCCCCTGGGCCAGAATTTTGGGGTTTCAATCGCCAGCATGGCGTCATCGTAGGGAATGGTTTTTGGTTGTGCCATCTAAACACTTGCTCCATGCATGCAATTGTCAAGCAACGCTTGACAGTTGAAAGTTCCAAACAGTCAGCGCTTAGAAAAACGCGGCGCCCCAGAAGACGCGGCCGATCAGGCTGATGTGGGCCTCTTGCTGCTGGGCGGCGGTGAAGTCTTCGTCCTGGTGTTCTTCGCGATTGTAGCTGCGCATGCGGATGCCCCCGCCGGGCAGGCGATAGAGCAGCTTCACGCGCAGCTGGCCATCGTGGTTGAGCGCGTAGATCTTGCCGTCGATGATCTGGGTTTCGCCGCGGTTGACCGCCACGGTGCTGCCATGCGGCATGACCGGCTCCATGCTGTTGCCGTGCACGCACACGCACACCGCCTGGTCGAACTGCACGCTGTGGTTGCGCAGGGTCTGTTTGCCGAAGCGTAGTTTTGCGGTACTGCTTTGCTCGATCACTGTGCGGCCACTCCCTGCGGACAGCTCTACCTCTTTCAGAAAGGGGACTGCCACCTCGTCATCAGCAACGGGCGTTTCGTCGTCCCACGCATCGATTGGGCCGATGTAATAAGCATTTGAGTCGACTTCCGGCCGACTCGAGGAGTCACGGTCTTCATTTGTTATCTGAAGTCGCTGACGCGCCAGCCGCTCGCTAAATTTTTCGATTGGCTCATCAAGGAGCCTCGAAAGGACCATGGCGAACTGAAGGTTCAGCGCATTCGTGCCCTTAAAGTACAGATTTACAGCAGGCGCACTTATCCCCGCAGCATCCGCAATTTTCTTTTGGCTGAGATTTAGTTCGTGCTTTTTCTTTAGGAATAGAGCGTGAGCCGCCTGGCATTCAGCAAGCAGGTCGCCGCTTAAGGGCTTCTTTTTTGTCATTCCGCCACTTTATAACCGCTGGTTAATTTAGAACAGAAACCGGCGGTGTTGATTAGTGACTAACCGGCGGTTAATATCTGTTCTATAGTCCACACGTCGAGAATTCAGAAAATGAATCAAATCCCACTTTCAGAGCTGGTTGCCGAGAAGGGCCAGGTCGCTGCGGCGAAGCTTCTCGGTGTCAGTCCCGCTGCGATCAGCAAGGCCCTTAGTTCTGGCCGAAACATTCAGCTCACCCTTCACGCGAACGGTTCGTGCGAAGCCCAAGAGCTGAAGCCTTTTCCGGCTCATGCAGCGATCAAGAAATCCGCCTGACCCTTCCACCCAGCAGCGAGACCGAAAACGGAAACGAAATGACCTACGACGAGAAATCACATCGGCAGGGACGCCAGGTAAAGGTGCTTCTGGATGATGACGTTTTCCAGGAACTCAAGGACGTGGCTCACGCCATGAAACTGCAACACAGCGTGCTGAGCCGCGAAATTATCAAGGCCGCGTTAGAGATCAAGCGGCGCGAAGGAGCGTTGCCGTTTGGACTGGATAAAAGGGCCTGAGAAGGCCCCTCGGGAGTAGTGATGGATCGCTTGGGCTTGGACCGAAAAACGCAAGAAGAGCTGGCCCAATGGGCAGCGCAGATTGGCGCGACACCCGGCGCACTGGGGCAGGAGATCGTGCGGCTTGCGCTGCCCAGCCTCAAGGCGGCGGTCGCTGCCGAAGGGGCATCGGTCAGCAATGTAGTGGCGATAACAAGCAGGGCCGGTCCCTGGTTAGGGACTCGCAAGATCAACGGACGGTAGTAAGGGGTCCCTATTTCGGGACTCACAAAATTAGCGGCCGGTAATAAAGGGTCCTTTATTCGGGACTCGCAAACGCCAGGCAAAAAAAAGCCACCGGTCGAGGGTGGCGTTTTCTACAGCGGTATACAGCGAGGCCATTATGGGCACGATCAGCACACCACGCAACACCGTCACGATGAGCAGCCGAGAGATCGCCGCGCTCACCGGCAAGCAGCACAAAGACGTGATCCGCGATGTGCGCGCCATGCGTAAAGCGCTGGAGAAAGATGGCGCAGATCTGCGCCATCTCCAAGAGGCCCTGGATAGCCGGGGTTACACCGCTGAGTTTCAGCTTGATCGCCTGCTGACTGAAACGCTGCTGGCCGGCTACAGCGTCGCGCTCCGTTATCGCGTCGTGACACGTTTAAGCGAATTAGAAAACGTGTCACGACAGGCCGTAACGGTTCCGCAAACGCTGGCTCAGGCCCTGCGCCTCGCCGCCGATCAAGCCGAGCAGAACCAGCAGCTTCATCAGCTCATCGTTGAGCAGGCGCCGAAGCTGCACGCGCTTGCTGTCCTGGCCGAAACCACTGGCTCGATCTGTATCACGGATGCCGCGAAGCACATCGGGGTGCCGCCCCAGAAGCTGTTCAAGTGGCTCAGTGCGCACCGTTGGATTTATCGGCGCGGCAGTCGCCTGGGCTGGTCGGCGTTCCAGCCACGGCTATCCAGCGGGCTGCTGGAGCACAAGTTGGTCACCCTTAACCGCGATGACGATGCCGACTTCGTAAAGGTTGTCGAGCACGTACTTGTTACCCGCAGGGGCCTTACCTGCCTGGCTGAACAAATCAATGGAGCTTCACTGTGAGCGTTCAAGCAATGTCCTGGGCGCTGCAGATCGCCAAGGCTGACCTTTCTGATTCCAGCGCCCGGCATGTGCTGCTGTGCCTTGCAAACTACGCGAGCGCTGATGGTCGCGGCACCTTTCCATCGGCCGGCAGGCTGAGCGAAGACACCGGCCTGTCGGAGCGCACGGTGCGCTACAAGCTTGAGCTGTTGCGGGAGGCGGGCTGGATTGCGCGCGGCAATCAGGCATTGGCTGCCGTGTACATCGATCAGCATGACCGCCGCCCCGTTGTGTATGACTTGCAGCTTAAGCGGGGTGCAAATTCTGCACCCCGTTCAAAGCGCGGCGCAACCGATGAAGAGGCGGGGTGCAATCTGCAACAGGACGGGGTGCAATCTACGACAGAGCGGGGTGCAACTGACGCAGCGGGGTGCAACCTACAACAGGACGGGGTGCAGATTTCGACCGAACGGGGTGCAGAATCTGCACCCAAACCATCACTTAACCATCAAGTAACCGAAGAGCTGCAGCAGCGCGAGATTGCTCAGGCCCTGGCCGAACAGGATCGACAAGCGCTCGAAGCCCTAGAAGCAACCACCGACGACCGGCAACGCTTTGCCATGTTCGCCGCCTGGGAGCCGATGCCGAAAGCCTTGGCCGATCAGCTGGCCATTGCCGGGCTGCCCGCCGATTCGGTAACCGCCGAGGTTCTCGCCGGGTTCAAGGGGTACTTCGTGGCCAGGCCCGCGACCGTCGACAGCGCGGGCGGTTGGTGTTTCCGGCTGGTCGCCTGGGTCAAGCGTGAGCGCGCATCGGCTGCCACTGACGAGCCTGGCACTGGCGGCAACTGGGCCGCCAAAGGGGTGATCCTGTGAGTGGGCCGAAGCGTAGTGATGTGAGCGCCCCGCAGCGTGCCGGCTACCTTGTGGCCACACGGAAAACCGACCCGAGTTACGTGCGCGCCCCGGAACCGAGCGGCGTCGTGGAGATCGATCCGGCCACCCAGGCGGTGATTGATGATTTGTTTCTGCGCCTGCAGGGTGCCTGTGGCGCGTGGCGGCAGTCGTGGCCCAGTCAGCGGATCATGGACGCCTCCAAGCTGGAATGGCTCGCCGAGTTCATGCGCTCGGGTATTAATTCGATGGAACAGATCCGCCACGGCATGCGTGTGGTCAGTGCCAGCAAGTTGGCGTTCGTGCCGGCGCCGAGGGTGTTTGTCGAGTGGTGCTTTGCGCCGGAGGGCCTGGGTCTGCCGGGCGTTGAGGTCGCCTACCTGCAAGCCATCCGCAATTCACACCCGTGCATGAACGGGCAGGGTAAGTGGGCGCACCCGGCGATTTATCACGCGGCGGCCGCCGCCGGGTTTCACCGCCTGCAGTCGCTCAGCCGGGAGCTGGGCGTCCTGCGCTTCGAAGAAAAGTACCTGGAGCAGTGCCGCAAGATCTGGAGCGGCGAGGTTCTTGCGCCTGTCCCGGTTGCGCAGTTGGCCGCGCCCACCCCACGCATGACGCCAGCAGTCGGCAACGCAGCGCTCGAGCAGTTGCATGCTCGGTGCGGAGGGGCTTCCCGTGGTTGAGCCCTTATCCCTCCTGGCTATCGGTGCGGCCGCCGCGCTTTTCGTGCCCGAATGCTCGACGTGGCGATCCATTGGCATCGCCTGCTGCCTTTACGCGGCATTTCTGCTGGGCGGCGCTCATGTCTGACTGGAATCCACCGGAAACCGCGCCAAAGGATCGCACCATCCTCGCCAATGTCGGCTACCCGTGGGCCGTGCTGGCGTGCTGGAGCGAGTACGCGCAGCGCTGGGTTGTCGCGGAGCTGCAGGGGAACATATTCGAGGGCAAGGATGATCCGTCATGGATCGGAGAGCCTGAAGATGAGCTGCTGGGCTGGATGGATCTGCCGAGCGTCAAGCCATGAACGACCTGCCCCTGGCTGTGCCCGCCCCGGCGCTCTATCGCTACGCCGTGCACTGCTGCGCTTTCAAGATGGACCTCGGTTCACGCCCTGATCATGCCGTTGCACTGTTTGCCCATGCGGGCATGGCGAACGCCTACGGCGTGAAGATGTGGCCCGGGACGTTTGAAGTGGTCGATCTGCTGGCGCACGCGACTCAAGAAGGTGTGATGAATGACCGCTGAACTGAAGACCCTGCACGTCAGCATCAGCGATGCCGAGATACGCAAGCGTGCCGCCGGCCCGGTGCGCCAGTTGCGCGATCACCGCTACCCCGAGTTGCGTTTCCGGTATTCAACTGCCGACCGTAACAAAGGCGCTTGGCACGTCGTGGTGCGCGGCAAGTGGGGCAAAGCCGGCAACTATCCTGGCATCAACGCCAAGCTGATGCAGGCCACTCTGCCCGCCATCCTCGCCCGTCGCTCTATTGACCCGGACGCCACGTCGACCACCACCAGCTGGACTACGGTGGGTGATGCGCTGACCTGGTACGCCGACCGCATGAGCCGCGACCGCGGGCTGTCCGCCAAGCGCAAGGCTAGCGCTCAGTCTGCGTTACGTTGCCACTTGGTGCCGCGACTTCAACATCTGGAGTTGGCCAGCCTTGACCGTGCCAGCCTCGACCGCCTGCTGATGTGGCCGATGCAAGAGTGTTTCGAGCTGTCGTTCGTGCGCTCGGTCTATGGCGTGTTGGCTGTGGCGTTCCGGCAAGCCACTCGCCTGGCGCTGCTGGGCGTCAACCCCATGGTTGCCCTCAAGTACACCGACTTTGTGCAAACCCGGATCAAGCCCAAGCCTGCCCGGTTGCGTGGTGATGACCTGCCCGAGCTGCTGCAGAACCTGGCCGAACGGCTCGAGCGCGCACCGCGGGCGTCCATGCTGGCCCTGATGATGCTCTGTCACGGCACCCGCATTGGCGAGACCCGGTTGGCGCGCTGGAAGAACCTCAATCTGACCACGGGCCAATGGTTCATTCCGGCACAGGACACCAAGACCAAGGCCGAACACACACTGCCACTCACCCGCCAAACGTGCGCCCTGATTGAGCAGTACCGGACCATTCAGCAAGGCCGAGGGTATCAGGGGCCATTCTTGTTCCCTGGTCGCGATGACGGCGCCATCAGCACGACTACAGCCAGCAGCCTGTTCAAGGTTATGTCCAAGGGGAAATGGTCGAGCCACGACCTGCGCAAGGTGGCTCGCACCGCCTGGGCTGATCTGGGCGTCGATTACATGGTGGGCGAGATGCTGTTGAACCATGCCATGAAAGACCTTGATGCGACTTACATCCACACCACCGCCGAGGGCATGAAACGCAAGGCCTTGGAGACGTGGCACTGCCACCTTGATAGCCACGGTTTCAGTGCCTTGCGCGGTGAGACATATGCGAGACAGGCGGTCGGCCAATAACCCGCGCAGGCCAGTAACCGCAAGGCCCGCAGCGCTTTCGCGTATCCATTCCAAGGGAGGATGCTAAGAGGGTTCCGGGCCGATCCACAGCAGGACATTCGCAAGCGGCATGGCCTCCAGTCATGCCAACGAACAGTAAAAGGCGAGGTTTAAAAATGGCGGTAATTGAAGTGAGCGCACCGAATCCACTCGCTGTGGACTGCCAGGCCTGTGCCGGCAAAGGTGTTTTTCAGGGGATGTTTCACCGTGGCATCTGCAATGCCTGCGACGGGTTGGGGCTGGTGTGCCGGGCCAGTGGGGAGCTGCTCGACCCGCTGATTGCCGCGCTGGAACTGCGCCGCCGACTGAACGAGGCCCAGCGCTGGATTGAACTGCCTCGCGCCGCTGCTGCCGGCGGGCCGGGCGCCGATTATCAGGGCCATCACCGCGGTGGCGGCAACTGGACCGGGGATTGAGCACGGTGCGCTCAGCCATGAAGGCAGCCAAGGTTATGAAGGTCGAATTTAAAGCCGCAACAGCCGTAGAGAAGGAAGCCGCATGACTCATGTCGACCCGAACGGAACGGATCAGCACGCGCCAGGCGCCAAGCTGGACTGTGGCAAGGTGCGACCGAGCCTGATCCTTGGCGCTATGCCGCGCGCCTTGCTGGCCGTGGCCGAGGTGGCCACCTATGGGGCCAACAAATACAGCGACGGTGGCTGGCAGAGCGTGCCGGACGGCGTGAAGCGTTACACCGACGCCCGCGACCGGCATCGCCTGATGGAAGCGGTCGAGCCGCGCGATGCTGAATCGGGGCTGCTGCATGCCGCCCATGACGCCTGGAACGCCTTGGCGCGGCTGGAACTGTTGCTGCGCGAAGCCATCCCATCGAGGGTGAAAGCATGATGCGACTCAATAGCGCGCGGGCGGCGTGGCATGACGCCCTGTATACCCGCTGGGACAATCAGGGTGCACACATCGAGCAGCTCGGCCTACTGGGCGCATCGATTCAGAAGACCGAGCGCATGGTCTGCGCCAGGCATGCGATGCATCAGGCGCTGTCCGCGCACGTCCAGCAGGCTATCGATACGCTGCCGGCGGCCCTCAAGGCGTTCGGCGATCATATGTACAGCCCGCTGGCCGGCGATGACGATGCGGAGGATGCGCAAGCGGCGGTGCTGCTGGTTGCGTACCGAGCGGGCGCGCAGATGACCGCCAAAAAGCTGGCGAAGGCGCGTTATGTGGCGGTCGGCGTGCTGCACCGGTACCGGCGTGTGCACCAGGGTGGGCAGAGCGAGGGGGTCGACCCGCTGCCAAACCCCGAGGCGTTTCGTGACTGGCTGGAGGAGGTGCACGGCGTTGAGCTGTCATCGGAGCAATGGACGCGGGAGTGGGGCGGCTTTATCCAGCGCTGCATGGATGCCTGTAACGATCTGGACAAGGCCGCATTGGTGCCTGTTTCCATCGCAATAAAGACGATGACCATGGCCGCTTGACCAAATGTCCGGCTGAGCGCATGATTTCGCCTTAGTTAGCATTTTGCCTACGGCAAGTTGCTCGATAAGCCCGGCCATCGCGTCGGGCTTTTTTGTGGGCGCAAATCAAGGCAGACAGCGAAAGCCGACCAAGGGCTCGCCAGCCTGCGCGCACGCCTATTCAGAGCCTCGCTAATTGCGGGGCTTTCTCGTTCCAGCAGGCGCAAGACAGAAAGGCCCTCCTGCCCAATCAGCAAAGGAAATCACTATGCCTCCCGTTATGCGCGCCAAACTCATTTGCCACGAAATCACCGAAGTACGCTACGCGGGATCTGACAGAGACGATCCTCTCTGCGGCGTCCGGTTCGGCGCGGTAAGCGCGGCTCGCGGGGAAGAGGGTGAGAACGCAGTGTTCGGCAAGCTCACGCCCGTGGCTGAGTTCAACGCCAAGATCGTCAAGTCGGTTGCTGACCAGCTAGAGCCGGGCAATGCCTATTACCTGGATTTCACCCCGGCAAACATTTAACCCCAAGGCCCGCACGCCTCTTCCTGAAAGCTCAATACGCGGGCAACCTCTTCGGCGCCCATGCCCATGCCCATGCCTTTGCTTACTCACCGGCCTGGCGCACGCCCGCGCCACCCGATCCGGAGTTACACGCATATGAGTCAGGCAGCCCAAGCCACTGTTACTGAGGTGCTCAAGGCGGCCCCGGCGGTAGGTGTTGCGCTCACCGGCGTGACTGGGGCGGTTGACTGGCCGACCGTTTCTTACATTCTGGTTTCGCTGTACACGCTGCTGCAGATCATTCTGTTGATCCCCAAGTACCGCGAAGCCTGGCGCAAAGGCGTATGAGGCTGCCGGCTAAGGCGCTGGCCGCCGCGCTGGCGTTGGCCATCCCGGTGGTGAGCGTGTTCGAGGGGCGCAGTCTGGTCGCCTATCTCGATCCCGTTGGCATCCCGACCATCTGCGAGGGGATCACCAAGGGCGTGAGGATCGGCCAGACCAAGACGCCGACCGAGTGCGATGCGTTGCTGGCCAAAGAACTTGGCGCTGCCATTGCCGCGGTCGATCAGCTGACCACGCGCGCGCAGCCAGATACTCGCCGCGCGGCACTCGGTTCGTTCGTCTACAACGTGGGCTCTGGTGCATTCGCCACGTCCACTCTGTTGCGCAAATTGAACGCCGGCAACGTGATCGGCGCCTGCGCTGAGCTGAGCCGCTGGGTGTATGCAGGCGGGCGCGTGTTGGGCGGGCTGGTAAGGCGCCGAGCGGAAGAGCGGGAGCTATGCGAGGTCGGGTTGTGATCCGCTATTTGATCGCTGCGCTGGTCGGCCTGCTGCTGCTCGCGCTATGGCGAATTGATCATGTGACTGGCGATCGTGACGCCCAGGCAGATGCCCGCGCCACAAGTGAGGCCGCTGCTGATTCGTTGCGCGGCACGCTGAGGCTTTCCAGGGCCCTGCTCACTGACCGCGATAAGGCGGACGCCGAATTCACCAAGGGACTGAAGGATGCCAAGGACAACAACGACCTGCTGCGCGCTGATCTTGCTGATGGCCGTAAGCGGGTGTCAGTCAACGCCGTCTGCGTGCGTGATGCCGCTGATACCAGCGCCGCCGGCAGCGCTGATGCAGGCACCCCACGACTTACGCCCAATGCTGCAGAGGCTCGCGCCGATCTCGAGTACGAGGTAGAGGCGCAGCGGCTGCAGATCGTTGGGCTGCAGGGATACATAAAGAGCCTGTTGGCAGTGATCAATGCCGAGCACTGATCGCCTGCGCTGTCGGGCTGGTCCAGGACGCTAACACGGGTGACATATGCAGGGCAGGCTATGAGTTCCACTGTAAACGCCCAAGGTATGGACGATGCGCTGGCAGCGCTGGCCAGACTTAGCGGCGACCTGCCTGCCCGGGCGCTGGCCGATGCGCTGAACCACACCTCCAACCAGATCCGGCAAGCACTCAGGCCCGAGATGGCTGGGGTGTTTGATCGACCCACCCCGTTCACGCTCAACGCAGTGCGGGTGCTGTTCGCCAAGCCTAACCGGCCCGAGGCCGCTGTCTGGGTGAAGGACGAGAAGGATGGCGCGTCCAAGGGCCTGGCGCCCGAGGACTGGGTGGCGCCACAGGTATTCGGTGGGCCGCGCGCCGCGAAGAAGAGCGAGATGCTGCTGCGGGCCAGAGGCATTCTGCCGGCGGGCATGTTCGTTGTCCCTGGTGCAGGCGCCCAACTGGATGCCTACGGCAACATGAGCCGCGGGCAGATGACCAAGATCCTGTCCGGCCTGCGAGCCGGGGAGGGCAGCGCGGGCTCAAGCTCGAACGCATCGAACAGCCGACGGTCAGCGAAGAAGGGCCACGCCAAGGCGTACTTCGTGATACGGCGGGGCGCGACGCCCATCGGCATTGTCGAGCGGCGTGGCAAGAGTACAGCGATGGTGCTGGCGTTCGTCAGGCAGCCCCAGTACCAGCGGCGCTTGGACTTCCACGGCGTTGCTGGGCGGGTGGCAGCGGCGAACATGGAAACGAACATCAACAAGGCAATCACCGATGCGCTGAATGGCCGGCTGCCTGCAGGCCGTCGCGGTCGATAATCGCACCAGTTTAGTGCGCTTTATAACGCACTTTTTTAGTGCGTTTTCTGGTCGGGCTACTGGCGTGCCACATGCAAAACAACCGGGGGCCCCTGAGGAATTTGGGGCTCCCGAGGGTAATTCGAGGCCCGCACTTTCACTATTTATGAAAATTTTCCAGGGGGAGGTTGTTGTTTAGTCATGGCCAAGAATCCACCCCAAAAGCAGCGCGGCTGGCTCAACAAATCCGAGATGGCGGCGAGCCTCGGTGTCAGCGTCCAGGCGTTTGATAAATGGGGCGTGCAGCCGGCCGACAGGATCGGCCGCGAGGTGTTTTATTCGGCCCGGGCGGTGCTCGATCACCGACTCGCCCAGCAGTCCCAGAAACAACAACCTGACCTCGATGGCCAAGGCCTCGACCCACTGGCCGAGCACAAGCTGATCCAGGAGCGGCTACGCCTGACATCAGCGCAGGCGTACTCGCAGGAAAAGAAGAACGAAATCAACGATCGTCAATTAGTCCCTGTCGGCTTCGCGGCGTATGTCCTGGGCCATATCGCCCCGCAAATTTCCTCAATCTTGGACACCGTGTCCTTAAGGGTTAAGCGCAAGCATCCGGACATGGACCCGCGCTTTATCGAGACCTTTCAGCGTGAGATTGCGGCCGCCAGCAACCTCGCCGCGGATCTCGGCGACCTCGTTCCGGGGCTTTTAGATGACTATGTCGAGTCCTTGGCTGACTGAATTACAGAAGGCTATACGCCTGGGGCTTAGCCCATTCAAAAAAGACGCACCGCTGACCGCCAGCGAATGGGCCGACCGGCATTTTTACCTGAGTTCGGAATCGAGCTATCAGGAAGGCAAGTGGGAAACGGCGCCGTTTCAGCTGGCGATCCTGAACGCGATGGGCAACGACCTGATCCGCGAGGTCAACTTCGTGAAGTCGGCGCGTGTCGGCTACACCAAGATGCTGATGATCAATATGGGCTACAAGGTCCAGCACAAGAAACGCAACGTCCTCAGCTACACGCCAACCGATGCGGACTCAGACGAGCTGATGAAAAAGCACGTCGATCCGATGATCAGGGACGTGTCGTGCCTGCGCGATCTGGCCCCATGGCACGGCCGCAAGAATCGAGACAACACAGTTGACTCCAAGGTGTTCGCCAACCGAAAGGTGCTCTGGTGCCTGGGTGGCAAGGCTGCTCGCAACTACCGGGAAAAGAGCCCGGATGAAGTGGTTTATGACGAACTGTCCAAGTTTGACGCCAGCATTGAGGGCGAGGGCTCGCCTACGTTCCTCGGCGACAAGCGCCTCGAAGGGTCGACGTTCAAGAAGTCGATCCGTGGATCAACGCCCGGCGTGGCCGGCCCATGCCAAATCACCAAGGCCGCCGATGAAGCATCCCGGCGCCTGCGCTTTCATATCCCGTGCCCGCACTGCGCGGCAGAGCAGGTTCTGAAATGGGGCGGCAAGGACTGCGAGTTCGGCTTCAAGTGGGAGGTCAACGAATTAAACGAGGCGACGGCCGCTTGGTACGAATGCGAGCACTGCCACAAAAGCTTCGAGTATCACCAAGCTATTGAGGCCGCTGGCCGCGGGCGCTGGGTGTGCGAGCGAACCGGCATCTGGACCCGCGATTCTTACGAGTGGTTCAGCGCCGAAAACGCGCCAGTTCCAACACCCAAGACCACCGCCTGGTACATCTGGACGGCCTACAGCACTTTTACCACCTGGCTGGATATCGTCACCGACTGGCTGAAGATCAAGGGCGACCGGGAGAAGCTGATCGCCTTCGTCAACACCACCCTGGGCGAAACCTGGGAGGAGGACGAGGGCGAGAAGGTCGAGTGGGAAAACCTCTATGCGCGGCGTGAAATATGGCCAGACATTCCCGTGCGAGCGGTGCTGCTGACTGGCTTTATCGACACCCAGGACGATCGCTACGAAGGCCGCGTTTGGGCCTGGGCCGAGGGCGAAGAGAGTTGGCTGGTGGATCGCTGGATCATCTACGGCGATCCGGCCAGCGAAGAGCTGCGCCGTAAAGTCGGGCTGCGCCTGCACCAGAACTATCGGCGCGAAGATAGCCAGCTGATGCGCCCGGCCTTGTGGGGCTGGGACTCGGGCGGGCATTACACCGATGAGGTCTATGCCGAGAGCCGCAAGCATGGGTTGCACTGGGTCATCCCGACCAAGGGCCACAGCATCTACGGCAGGCCGATTGCCGAATTTCCGAAGACTAAAAACAAGCACGGCGTGTACCTGACCATGATCGGTACGGACAACGCCAAAGAGCTGATTTACAGCCGCTTCAAGATTCAGCCACAGCCCAATCAAGCCGTACCGGGCTGCATGCACCTGCCGGCCAATGACGAGATTTGCGACGATGACGAACTCAAGCAGCTCACCTCGGAAGCGAAAATTTCCAAGATCGAGAAAGGCCGCCGCGTCACCAAATGGGACGCGCGCGGCCGGCGTAACGAGGCGCTCGACTGCTTTGTCGGTGCGCTGGCCATGGTCCGCATCGCCCAACAGCGGTTCGGCATTGACCTGCGCAGCGCCCCACCACCTACCACTCCACCTCCGGCCGCCCGCCGTAGAGCGGCCAGCAGCTACCTGACCCGGCGTTGATCGCCGCGAGGCCATTATGAGCACAGCCCAACAGCGCCTGGCCGAAGTCCGGGCGTCGATAAAAGACGTCCTCGAAAATGGCCAGTCCATGCGCAAGGGCGACCGTCAACTCGACCGCGCAGCGCTGGCCAGCCTGCGCATGCTCGAAGAGCAATATGCAAAGTCGGCGGCCCAGGAAATTGCCGCTGCCGCCACACGCCCGCGTATCACGCGCCTGTACCGCGCAGGGAAGGGGATCTGATGGCCCGAAGCAAGGGGATTTCCGCTCGCATCAAGACGCGCATCCAGAACAGCTATGAGGCGGCCGGCACTGGACGCCGCGCCGCTGGCTGGGATGCGCCAGAGGGCGCACTGAACGCCATCGCTATTCCGGCCCTGCCGGCCCTGCGTAAGCGCTCGCGCGCGGCGGTGCGTAACGACCCATATGCCTTCAGCGCGATCAGCAAGCGCGTCAGCAACATCATCGGCACCGGCATCACCCCGCGTGCAACGATCGAGGATGCTGCGGTCCGTACCGCCCTGCGCCAGCTCTGGGAGGACTGGACGGATGAGTCCGACGCCGATGGCGTGGGCGACTTCTACGGCCAGCAGGCATTGATTGCCCGCATGGTCGAGGAGAGCGGCGAGTGTTTTGTGCGGCTGCGTTATCGCCGACCAGAGGACGGCTATGTTGTCCCGCTGCAACTGCAGCTGCTGGCCGCCGAGTACGTGCCGACCGACAAGAACTTCAAGACCCGGGCCGGCAATATCGTTCGCGCCGGAATCGAATTCAACGCCCTCGGTCAGCGGGTGGCGTACTGGATGTATGACACCCACCCCGGTGATCCATCAGCCAGCAGCTACACCTACAACACCCTGCACCGAATTTTGGCCAGCGACGTGCTGCACATTTTCGAGCCCACCGAAGCCGGCCAGTTGCGCGGGGTGCCGCGCCTGGCGCCGGTGCTGCTGCGACTCAAATCGCTAGACGGCTACGACGATGCGGTGCTGTTTAGACAGGAGGTCTCCAACCTGTTCGCCGGCTTCATCACCAAAAAAGCATCGGGCGAAACCTTGCCGGGCATCGATTCGCTCACCGGCCTGCCGGTGGTTGCCGACCGTGACGGCGCGCCCCTGGTCGGGCTGGAGCCCGGATCGATGCAGGAGTTGGGGGAGGGCGAGGAAGTCCAGTTCTCCGACCCGCCAGACGCTGGCAACACCTATGTCGACTTTATGCGGCAACAATTGCAGGCCGCGGCGGTCGGTGTGGACCTGCCGTACGAGCTGCTGACCGGCAACATGGGCGACATCAGCGACCGCGTGCTGCGGGTGCTGCTCAACGATTTCCGCCGGCGCATCGAGCAACTGCAATTCAGTGTCTACGTGTTCCAGCTATGCCGCCCAGTACGTGCGGCCTGGCTGGATACGGCGGTGCTAGCCGGCTCTATCACGCTGCCGGACTACACCACGCGCCGCCGCGACTACCTGCGCACGCGTTGGGTGCCGCAAGGCCACCCGTATATCCACCCGGTACAGGACGTGGAGGGCAAGTTGAAAGAGATCAACGGCGGTCTGAATAGTCGCAGCGAGCATGTTTTGCGCACTGGCTACGACGCCGAAGAGATCGACGAAGAAAACGCCCAGGACAACCAGCGCGCCCAGAAATTGGGGCTCAATTACAACCGCACCGGCACGCCCACGCCGCTACCGGCACCCGATAAAGAGGACGATTGATGAACATCATCTGTAAGCACCGGCTCGCCTTGGCTGCCTCGTTGGCCATCAATGGCGTGCAGGCCTTCGCGCAAGACCTCAAGGTCCTGCTCCCGCGCATCATGAACCGCGCCCCAGGCGCCTCGACCGTCCAGGCCGAGCACTGGTACAGCATTCGCGCCGCCGCAGAAGGCGCGCCGCCGGGCATTGAGGTGCTGATCTATGGCGAGATTGGCGAGTGGGGCATCACCAGTGCGGATTTCATGCGCGACCTGAATGCCGTTGACGATGGGGTTTCGCCGATTGTGGTCGGCTTTG